CAAGACTATTTTAGTGCAGATATTAATCGTTTTATAATGAGCGATTTTCAAAAGAACTCACTGTTACAATACATAGAAAAATGTGGTACGAAACTCATATCTACTGACATTCAAATAATTGATCCTACACCTAGTGAATATGTTTTGAATATTTCAATAATTGTGTTTGATGATGTTGTAATAGAAATTATTAAAAGAGACATGCTAAACGCGATTGGCGCGTTCTTTATTGGAACTACTCGCCGTGATAGAATACCCAAGAGTGATATAATAAAAATAATAGAGGAGATAAACGGTGTAGACTCAGTATCAGTGAATATTGTTTGTAAAAAGAACGAGGTCGCTAAGCTTGCTAATCCCAGTGCAGCAGATATTGGTCTAGATTCATTTAATGACATAATCATCTCTAAACAGGAATTACCCCTAGTTCGAGGAGGATTTACTGACCGTTTTGGAAACATTTATTCGACCGGTATAACAAATGAAGCACTAGGACCAGTTAACATACAGATAAAAGATATTGTTGCTAGAAAATAAAAAGATTATGGTAAAAGAAAGCAGATTTAGACCTATTTACACTAGAAAAGAAAAAAGACTTAATAGTGGTTATGATTACCGTGGAAAGATAATGAAGAACTCAATATCTTCGTATATGTTTGGAGTGAACGAAACTCTGGACTATTTTATATCTCAAACCGACCGAATAATCTATGAATGGGTAGAGTCAGTAAAACAAATTAAGATATTTGCTAACCCTGCACTCGATAAACACGAAAACAAGATAAGATAAAAATACACTATATGAATAAAGGAAAGAGCGGAGGCATGAGCCAAGAAAATCGCCATCACCTAAAGAATGAGATTAGTAGTTTATTAAGTGCAATTGGACAAGAGACCCATACTGACCTAGTAGTAGACTCAGCAGTATCTGAGCAAACTAAGAGAGAAAGCCCTTATGATTTTGAGGAAATGAGTAATCAATTCACCAAAAAAGCAAGGCAAATAACTGATTCTTTATTTAAAAACTTTGTTGACGTTGGAATCTTTGAGGAAAACGATTATGCTAAACACAAGAAGGAACTTGATACAATAAATATATCTAACCTCTTCTTTCAATTAAAAACAATAAAGATAACTATAATTAAGGTAATGGAGGAGATAACTTCAGGTAACACTCACCCAAGATTAATTGAAGTAATGGGCCAGTTACAAGATAAAATGGCAGCCGTTACAAAGATGCAGGCAAACTATATTATATTCTTAGAAGATACTTATAGGAAACTAAATAGTGAGGCTCCAGTTAACCCAGATTCACAAAAAATAAGCTCTAGTCCAGACGAAGGCCACTTCTTTATAACAGTCGGAACAAAAAATCTAATAAAGAGTCTACCTGCTGAACCTAAGACTAACGAAAGACAAGTTCATACTGGTGATTTAATAAACCCTTCTAAAAAGTCAGAATTAATGCGTGAAAAAAACGTTAAAATAGACGAAGACGAAGAAACCGACGACTTTATAGACCTAAACGAAATATTGTAAACCTATGAAAGATGTAATGTCAAATAGAGGTGCGTTTACTCATAAAAAGATCTCAAGCCTTTCTGGAGGAGATGACGACACCAATTCCTCAGTATGGACTACTGCCCGAATCAATCGACTGCTTTTTGACATTGAGAATGACGGCTTTGATATTAAAGGAATTCATAATTCTCCATTTAAAGATAATGATATCTCCTTAAAGCGAGCAAACCTACCTTTTGAATACACTCCAGAAGAATGGGAAGAGATGAAACGATGTAAAAGCGACCTTCTCTATTTTGCAGTAAACTATTGTAAAATTCAAACAGATGACGGCGTACGTTTAATTAGGGATACTCCAGGCTTACGTGACTTTCAAGAAGAAATTCTTACCTCCTTTAGGGGAAACAAGTTTAATATCTTAATGGCAAGTCGACAAGTAGGTAAGTCAGTTACTTCTGCAATCTTCATCCTGTGGTTTCTTCTATTTCACGAAGAGAAGACTGCACTTGTTGTTGCTGACAACTTTACTACTACTCGAGAGCTACTAGACAAATTTCGTATATGTTTAGATGGTCTCCCGTTCTTTGTTAAACCTGGAATCAAGCATATAAATTCAGGAAATATCAAGTTCGATAACGATAGTCGTATAGTCGGAAGAACGACTACTAAAAAATCAGGTATCGGTCTTACTGTTAACTTATTGTATATAGATGAGTTTGCACATATTAATGAAGCAAACTTAGACGAGTTTTACCGAGCTATTTTACCTACCATTTCAGCGGATGCTAACGGGAAAGTAATCATTACTTCTACCCCAAATGGTCGTAATAAATTCTATGAAATATGGCAAGATGCGATTGCAAATATCAGCGACTATGTGCCGCTAAGAGTAGACTGGTGGCAAGTAAAAGGTAGGGACGAAGAGTGGAAACAGAAGGCGATTGCTAACATGGGATCGGTCGAAGACTTTAATCAAGAGTATGGACTACAGTTCTTCTCATCAGACCGACTATTGCTAAATTCAAATGAGCTTAAGAGACTCTATGCAATACGTTCAAACTACATAAATTCCTCCTTTATATTGACTGAAGACAAGCAGTGGATAAATGACTATTTTACAGTTCACCCAAGTTATGCAAAAAGGACTAGACTTGACTATAAAAATGATGACTCTTATTATCTGTGTTCTATAGATACAGCAGATGGTGTAGGCGGAGACTTCTCAGTTCTTAACATATATAAAGCAGCAGCGCTTCCAGTAAAAGAGCTTATTAAGAAAAAAGAGGCAATACGCGGAGAATCAGATACTGTTTCTCTAATTCAGGTAGCCACATTAAGATCTAATGAAATTGATGTAAATCAATTTGCAGCAGCTGTCGAGTTTATAATATACGACCTGTTTAATCCTGACAAAGTAAGAATCGTCCTTGAAATGAATCATAAAGGGGAGATAATAAAAAATAGGTTACAGGATAATTCAGAGTATTGGCCATCGCAGATGATACATACTAAACACACAGAAATGGCAGTACAGGCTAAACCTGGAATAAGACTTGGACCCACTAATAAGATAAAGTATTGCGAGAAATTTAAGTATTTAGTAGAGACTCTTCGTATAATTCCAAACGACTATCTTACTGTTGCTGAGCTTATGTCATTTGGCAGATCAAAAGGCGGAACGTATCGCGGACAAAACGGAAACGATGATTTAGCAATGACTAGTGTTAACTTAGCCCCTGCCTTCGAGTCATCTCAATTGTGGGACATGACTATTGCAACATATGAAGCGACTTCCACTGAGTATCGTAAAGAAGTTGAAGAAAAAATATTCAGTCTATTTAGGACAGGCTCAACTAAACCGCTATATGATTATGATACTTTAAAAACAATAAACACGCCACAAGATCCATCAGAAGCTAATAAATCAAATCATACTAGCGTTTTTAATCTAGAGTCTTTAGAAAAAATGAAAAAAATTAACTCTAAATTTTTTAAAGATTAGGTAAATCTTAGTATATTTGTCTAGTATCAAAACAAACTATATGAAAACTCTAAAATTCGAAGGAAACATCACATTAGATGAAGTTTTCAACCTCCACAAAAAAGCAATATATGATAATTTAATAGCATCAGTCGAAAAGTCATGTATTGACTTGGAAGAGGCTGATGCAACTATCGTAAAGATTAATATCAATGATGATATCTATACAATAAATCTTTCTCAAGAAAAGTTTGTGAGCGGACTTCAAAAAGCACTTATATTTTATGAAGAGATAGAAGAGTATGAAAATTGTGCAAAGTGTTTAAAAATAATTAACTCAATAAAAAGTAAAAAAATGGAAGTAAAATAACATGAATGAACAAACTAACGCCAAAAACAACGCTAGGATCCAAGAGATATCTGAAAAACTACTACTACCTACTGTACTTGAGTCTGATAGAAATGAATTAGCTAGTCTAATTTATCCAAAGCTTAAGTATTTTATTTGGAAGTTTTGTAAAAACGATATTGACACAGAAGAGGCTCTACAGTGGACTCTTAAGAAGATATTTAAAAACATCCATCAGTTCAATTACGAAAAGGGTCGGTTTACTACTTGGATCTACACAATTGCACGTAACGAGACACTTTTTTATCTCTTTCATCTAAAGAAAAACAGCCATTATAGCATTGATGCATTACAGTATACTTCAGATAGTGCAGATAACTTTGGAGAAATTCAAATATCGCATGGAGATCTAGACATGATCTATAACACAACAGTCTCAGAAATATACGATATACCCGATCCTCTGCTAAAAGGCATTGCTGTAGATAAAATGATAAGGAATAAAAAAGTAAAAGATATAGCTATAAAATATGAGATGAATGAAAACACAGTAAAGACAAAACTTAGAAAAATTAGGTCTGACTTGAGAGTCTCAATTCTAAAGAAGAATCCACAATTTGATGAAAAAATAAAAGCAATATTATGATTTTAAATAAACTAAATCCAGTTTGGGTAGCTACCTCACTCAAGAAAAACATAAACGAGTATTCGAAATACATAAAGTATAAAAAAATAATCTATAATCTAAATGAATCTGGAAAACTTGATGAAATTGGGTTTAAAACAGACGAAGACGCTAATCTATATTTAGGCGTAAACTTAAACCCTGAACTTCTACTCTATTCTGATGCTTCACAAGAACCAGTTGAGTTAAAGATGATATCTGAAAAAATGTTAAAATACAATGACTTCCTAACAAAGGAGGGGATACTTGACGTAATAACAGTCGATTATGATAGAGTTAAGAATGATTCTTTTTATGGTTATGTCTTACAAATTAAATTTAATTTTAGCAATTTTAAAAGGAGAGAGATCGTTTGGGCAATATCTT